ACGAACAGGACCAGCAGGATCACGCAAGTCGTTGAACAGTGCCAACTTGATAGCGTTTTGTAGCTCCACGATTTCGAATTGCGCGAGAGCAAGGTTCGATCCTGTATCGAGACGTTGAATAGAAGGGTTGTTGGTGTTGTTTGATCCGACTGGAATCACGACACCCGGTGCAATGACCATATTGTACGGGTTAGTAACGCCATCGTCAGTAGCTGTGTACATACCAGCAAGGTCGATTGCGGCCTTCTGCAATACAAACTCTTTCGCTTTGTTCAATGAGCGTACATCGGGCAGTGATTGCATAGCTGGACCGCGACCGCGGACCTCACCAGCCACCTTTGTGTAGCGACCAGTAACCCAAGGGCTTGATTGGCCGAAGTCTTCAGTCCATGAGAATCGGTTTTCCTCTGCCACCCATAGGCAACCGTAATACTTCTTGTCTTTAGGGTCGAATATGACGCCCTCAGATACACGGACTTCGCTGTTGGGGCTGTTCTCGATCATGTTGCGGATCTTCTGTGACGCCTCAAAGCCCTGCCACATGCGCTCTAACAAGCGAGCCTTAACCTCAAACCGTCGCCAGTGCGTCTCAACGCCACCATACGGACCTTCCTCAAACGCGATACCCTTCTGCGGGATCGTATTGAAGCAAATAGGATTGGTCTCATCGTCCGTTTCTTCAATCTTCATGGTGGCAGTGCCTACCAATAGATCGAGTGCCGCCTCATAGAACTGCGTATGGAAGTTGGAACGGTTGATATAGTCGAATACCAGCTCGCATTGCTGGTCTAGGTTCGCTCGGATGTCCTCTTCAGACACATCGAACTGACCTGATTCGACCAATCGGATGATCTCATCGGTCGGCTGGAAGGTAGCCCAACGCGACATGATCGGTGCGATGTTCTCTTGTAGCTTGCTCGCGCCCTGTTGGATAGCTGTCAACGCAGTCGAGTCAAAGATGCGGTCCATCTTCTTCTGGCCTGTGTTCTCAGTGTCGAACAGGTTTCGCTGAGGTAGGAAATATTCATACACATCCTGCAATTGGTCGTGCCACATTGCCTGAGTGCTGAATGCCTTTTGCTCTCGTTCCTTAATATCTTGGATCGAGCCTAGATGCGGGGGCAAGCTCATAAGATTACCTACTTAAATTGGATATTCATGCCGCCATACGGACCTGTTGGAGTGCCGCCTCCACGACGTGGACCAGCCGCTCCGCCACCCATGCCTAACATGGTACGAGCCGGGGCCGCACCAGCACGACCGCCAGCCGCTTCAGCACGACTGCGAGGTACACCGCCTAACAATGACTTAGTGCCTAGCTTACCGCGAGCCATTGCACGGAAACGCTCTTCCTGCTCTCGGATCTCTTCATCCAATGCCGCCGCTTGACGACGCTCAACAGCGATCTGCTGTGCTGTGGGCTTAGGTGCCTTTGGTGCTTTCATTAGTCGTTTATCCTCGTCGATGGGGTGAATGGTTGCCCATTACGTGTGAATTCTTTGCCGTCATAGCCTATGAGTGATGGGCGCTTACTGCCTTGCTCCCTTCGATAACGCTCGGATTCTCTGCCTGTACGCTTGAGACCGGCCTCCTTGCGAAAGCTTTTGCCGCGTAGCAAGCCTATTTGCCCACGCATCATTTTATCCAGACCAAACTTACCCGACATCCTGTTTCTCCAAATACCGATATAACTGATATGGCGTCCATATGAACGGCTTGTTAATTCCTAACACCTGCTTCGTATAACCGACACAAGTGTTCAACATAAATAGCCCACGCTTGGGCCTAGTAACTTTGGATTTTATCAGAATATCGTTCTGGACTACATCCGTAATGTTATCGACGATCATTAGCTCTATGCCTTCCGTTGACTTGCCCAGTGCAAGCCATTCGCCATCATTCGGAATCACGACGTAACAGTGTCGTATCTCAGGGTGTAGCATCCATGACCACCAGTGACCCTCATCCATTGAGAACGCCACATAGGCGATATCAGAAGACACTGAACTTAACCTGCGCCCGCTGTGTCTGCCGTTGCCTTGTATGCAAGTTGGTTAGTGCTTGTCTGCCTTCGCCTTCGCCCTGCAATGCGTACTCAAGCGCCTCGACCGGGTGACTGTATTCGTTCTTGTCTGGCTCATCTGTGTATTTCTCACCCGATAGCTGTAACCGCCGGTAACAGAAGCCGCCTTGTAACCCCTTGCGAATCATCTTTGCCTTGGGGCTGATTAGGAATCGAGGCTTGCCATCCATGCACAACTCTTTCATGGGTAGTTCCAGAGCCGCTCTCCGCATAGCTGGATCGTTAGACAGCGTGGGAGTACAAGGAATACCAGCCGCTCGTAATATCTTAAATGGTGTGTCGGCATTCGCTTGGTTCTTGTTGTCGCCAGAGGGATCGCCCCAGCCGCGAAACTTAAACTTCGGATAGTTCGCCTCGATATATCGTTTGAGGGTAGGTGCAAAGTCCACCGCCCCGCTATCGGTCATGCAGAATTCATCGAAACAAATCCAGCGACCCAACGCATCGCGCTGTAGAAAAGCGCAAGCGGGAGTCCGACCGAAATCGAAACCAAGCACAACAGGGGTGTCAGCATTAGGAGCGTACAAATCCCCAAGACAGTGTATAGAGTCAGTATAAAGAGGGTGCACCGGCTTACCACTTGAGACGAAGCCATACTCGTTAGCCAAGTTGACCTTAACCCAATCGTCGGTCTTGCCTTGTAATCCGCGTCGGTAGTAATCCTCGGGTAAGTTGTTGAGGTTCTCGGCTTTGGTATTGAGATACCAACCATCTCCCTCCCGATAGACTCCACCGGGTTGACGATGAAACTTCCAACCTTCCGGGCGCTCTTCTTCAGCCAGCTTGTAATACCAGTGATCTTCGTCTGGAGCATTTGAGTCTCCCACCATTCCGTAATGAGTCGGCTTGATTCCTTCTTTCATCGACGGGTATCGACCACAACGCAAGTCGAGCATGTCCACAACGCTCTTGGAATGCTCCTTAGCCTCGTTTAGCCACACCCATGTAGTCTGGATACCCCGCGCCTTCTTGACGTGATCAGGGCGATCAAAGGCAATGAAGATGACCTCGCTTCTGACTGTCGTGCCATCCTCCAGCTTGAACTCAATCCGATGCGTTGGCGGTTCCTTGTTGCCCTGCTTGAACTCACCTAGATCACCATGCACTTCGAGCCAGTCCTTGATCGTGGTCGAGAATAATTCGCTGTAGGTATTACGTGCGGCAATGATCCGACTGAGCCGAACACCGTAGTTGGGATGACTCTCCCGCTTTACTGGTGCCTGTTCGCACATCAGCTCTAGGAACTTGAGGATTACTTGGACTGTCTTGCCGGAGCCTAGTGGCCCCATGATGAAAGAGTTACGTTCCCGACAGTCTGCAAACTCTTCGAGAACTTTGCCCTGCGGCTTCATTACGTATTCAATCGTCGCCATCGAATCGCTTACGCTGTACAGCTATGACTAAATCGCCACCATTCGGGCCTGATATCTCAGTGGATTTTAGATCTGGCATGAACTTAGCCATCATCTTTATGGAAAGGTCAGCCGCAGACTTCATACGCTGGACTTCAATCGAGTCGTATTCCTGCTCAGGATCTAGCAATTTCTTAACAACTTCATGGACATGCGTTTCATACCCGGACGCTTCAATCTTCTTCCGCATCTCGGCTTGGCGTGTCTCTCTGTTAAGTTGTGCTCTTGTCTTTGCCACCGAATATCCTATCCCAGTTGTCAGCGTATGCTTTCGTACTACTCTTGGTGAACTTACGTGGTCTTGATCCTTTCCCGCCATTCAGCTCAGGGAAGTGTCTGTCCCGCGTTTCCTTGTCTAGCTTACCACGTTGATCAGGCATCATTTACCTCAGTTGGATATGGTCCCCAGAATGATTTCCCGTAACGCTCAAACGCCCGAATGTATCGGCGAATAGTTGTTGGGCTTACATCAAAGATAATGGCTAGGCTGTCGAACGTAACGCCACTGTGATTCAGCTTTGATGCCTCTTGCACGTCCTTATAGGTCAGCTTCACAATCTACACCTCGAAAGTTTGGATGCCCGTTCTCACCATTGGAGTCAATCCACATGGCGACGTTCTCACAATAAAACTCGTATTGGCTGATCTCTTCTTCCATGTCGGCATTACCTACGATGCCCAACACAGTGATAAATAAGATAACCGCGCCAATTACTAAGCCCGGATTCTTGTTAAACATTTCTTGCTCGTACATGACCCATTCCCTTTTTTGAGGGGCAAGAAGCCCCGTGACCTTTTCGGCCTGTTATATCCCCATGCCTAGTGACTGGGGTAATGTTTCGCCATCTCTAACGCTCGTGCATTCTCTAGCTTGTTGATAGCACATAGATCGAGATACTCGGACTCCGTGAGTCCTTTCAAACGCCCGATGAGTTCACATACCTGATCGAGGTTCTCAATGTGCTTATAGCCGTTACGAGTGCAAAACATGGCTCGCTTCACTGTAGTACACATGCGGCAATGATAACACATTTTGTGGCTTTGCAACTACCCTACCAAAAAAGAATAACAAAAAATGTTAGACTTTTGATTTTAGGTATGGTTTACTCTCTTCATCGGCTGGGGACACAGCCACTAACCAAGGGAATAAAGACATGGAAGTAATCACAATCACACATAGCTACCAAGGCGAAACCACTGTCAAGGTGGCGCGTGAGACTGCAAAGGCAGTTTTACTTGCTGGTAACGCAAGTGAGGCTTGGTTTCCTAAAAAAGCAATTGGCGATGACAACAATGTCGCGGATTGGTTTCCACTCAGTATTGAGCATTGTTTTTTGTGGCAAGCGCCATACACAGATGCCGCATAAGCGGCCTTTTCTTTTAGGGGGTAACGATGACAACAATCGTATTCAATAGTTTGGAGAGTGCTTTGAGCTGGTGTAAAGGCCATGACGTTAGCACTAGGTACATAGAGAATGTTCAGGGCACTTGGTTAATGAAGTATCCCGGCATCCATGATCCGTATGAGGGTGACCAATGACGCGAGCAATCAACGACGATTACCTAATGACTCATCAAGAGATTGCCGATGAGCTAGGTATCACCCGGAGTAGGGTGGCTCAGTTAGAAAAGAGCGCCCTGACTAAGCTCCGGGATCGTTTCATTCTTCGGCAGTATTATCTGGACTACGTTAGTTCCAGCTCTGAATCTCGTAATCAGGATCAAGTTCCTTACGCCTGACCTCATCGCGGTAATGCGCCGCGATATCCTTCCTCAATAGTTTATTAGTCTTGTATATCTCATTGCGATCCATCCGCAACTTGTCCATGTGTTCCTCGCCCAGCAGATCATTCAGCCAATCATGGAATGCTATCGGATTGGACGTGAAGTAACGGTGGCAGGCATGGCACAGAGCGGTAGCGTTTGACATGGCCCATCTGACTCGCTTGTTTGCCCGTCCGTAGATATGGGCGCACTCAAGTCGATCGTCTTTGTGGCAGTGCAAGCACTTCTGATCTCGTAACCTTACCGCCTTTGAAAACCAGATATCACACTGTTCGCGTTTGACTGCCATCATCGGCCCTCGTGTATTGACGCTCTCGAAGTATTGCCTTTTCGCTGTTCCCGCAGTCACATGACCAGCCTTCCAGCTTATGCGGGTATTCCTGCTTAAACTGGGGGACCATGATTTTGAAGCACTCAGTGCACTTCATCTGGGGTAAATACGATCTCATACTCCGGCGCTCCATCGTCTATCAATGCTGATACCCATATCTCTGCGAAGTCATCCAAACTTAAATCGACTGTGATCCCGTTAGCCGCCCAGCCTAGAATGTAGACATCGCACTCTTTTGGATTCTTGCCACTGGTTGCGCCGCCAATGTCCTGTGTCTTGATAAGTGCCTGACCGCCGCCCGGTAACGGACAGCTAATTATTGGGATCATGCTTTAACCTCATCAATGCCAACTTTGAATCGACTGTGCTCGCCGTAGCTCTTATCGAGTATAACGCAGGACATGGACCTTGCGGACCCATAGCCCGAAGCTGAATGGTACGCATCCGGTGGACATAACACGCCAAACGATTCGAGGTGCAAGCCGCCCATCTCCGTCACAGTCCGGTGGTGGATATGCCCGTGATATAAGTATCGGTTAGTCGTGCGACCCCATTCCTCTGCGTAGTCTCTTGTCACAGCCTCATAGAGCGCCTGAGTCTTTACCCGGTCTCCGTGGTGCATAACAACAAGAGTCTTGCCCCATTCAAAATGTATCCACTTGGAGAAGTTGTCGAACACTTTCACCCGTGGTTCATCATGGAAGTAGAGGCGCATCATTTCGTTTAGCCATAGGCTCGCATCGGGATCATGGTTACCCCTTACGTTGATCAGCCACACTTCTTTGTGCGTCTCCAACATACGAGTGACTAGAACTTTGAATAGGTTCCCGACAATACGGATGACCCGGCCCAGTCTTCCATCAACATCGACCGGGGTTCCTTTGGCTGTCTTGTTGTCACCTGAGTTAGCGTGAAGGAAGTCACCCAAGTTAATCAGTGCACCCACTTCTGAGTCACCTGCCGCAGAGACCAGCTTATCAACGGCCTTGATCAGTACGTCTTGAGCAATGTTTGTATCCCAGTCATCGCCACCCGTCTCAGGGGACCAGCAGAGGGCGTTCAGGTGATGATCTCCGATTAGATAAGCTGATAGCCTATCTTCATTCTTTGCCGCTTCTGGAGCTTCTATGGGCTTGTAGAGGCCATCTATCTCTTCAAGGAATCCAGCCTTGAATGACTCAAGCGCCGCCTCAAGCATCGCTTCCTTGTCAGCCATTGACTTAACCCACTGACCAACAGGTTTTCCGTCCTCGTTGTAGTAGGTGGACACCCCTTTGACCGTAAAGGTATCGGGGACGGTGCGAGTCATGTCGTGCTCGGGTGAATAGCCTTGGGTGGCGGCTTTATTTTTTACGTTTTTAATGCAATCTCTGACACTAAGACGGCCAATGCCTATCTGCTGGCTGATCTTGGTGTAGCCCAAGCCCTGCTCGTGAAGCTCTACAATTTGTCGTTGTCTGTCGGTAGTACAATACTCAAGTAATGACATCATCTCCCCCCGGATAGATGTTAGTTGCGCCTCCCGAATGGCACGTTGATCGAGTATTTTTCGACAAGTAGCCTACTCAAAACCTCGTAAATTTCGTTGACCTCCACGGGATTAATCTTTCTGGTGGAATCAACGCCTGTTACAGCCTTTTGAATTGGTCGCCACATGTAATCCTTAATCAGGTACATAGTGGGGTCAATGGGTACGCCTTCTTTAATGACGGTCTTCATGTCCATACCATGAGCCGCCATAACACTAGCGACTTCTCTACAGTAAGCATGAATAGCGTCGTTCTGCTTTCCGGTCCGGGTTAGAGGAATGATCTCGTAGATATTCCCCTTGTCTTGGTTAGCCCGGATGTACTCACAGAACTGATCGGCTTGGAATTTGTTGTTGACGAACCATCGCTCGCTCATGCAGTTACCCGCTCGCCTTCGAAGGTGACGTACTGCCCATACTTCTCAAGGCAGTATGCTCGATACTTTTCGGATTTGAGGTAATCATGGGTGCAATCGTCTAGGAAGCTCCAACTCTTCAAGCCGATTTTACCAGAAGTTGTCTGCATTTTCTCGGCAAATGGGGACACCCCTCGCTCTTGCTGGGATGCTCGACTCAACCACGACTGTGCAAAGCGCTTACCATCCTTCTTACGTTTCTTTGGATTAGCGTCACACCATGCCGCCATTGCACTTAGCTCGGCAAAGATATCTACCTTCGGAAAAGCATTCTGCCAAAAGATGATTTGCTCATCGTCGGGTTCGTAGTAAGTACCGTCATTAAGAATGATCATAAGAGACCTTCACGAATTCAATTGCGGTAGGTCCATCCCTGCCCATGTCCTCACAAGCATCGCTATACAGCTCGCCTAAATGAAGAATCCAGTCTTGAAGAATATCAGCCCGCCATAGCGCATCGTGTTCTTCCCATGTATCAGATATAACGATATCGCCCTCGCCAGCCCATGAGTCTAGCCTTAGCCTTATTTGATTACTTAATTTCATCCACACTTCCCTTTTAATGCCGGAGCAAGCTCCGACAAATCAGTTAATTAGTAATGACGAGCTTTGATTACTGTATCGAATCTTGACATCTATCCGCTTGACCAGCTCTCGGCCTGCGGGGCGCATCATGGAGAGGGTCAACTCCGTCTCCGACGTTCTTAGGTTCGTCGGCCTAACGCCCAGTAATCTCTGACAAAAAAGTAGATGAGGGAGGATACGAATGGGTATTGTAGTGTATAATCCATTCATCTTCTTACTTGACCCTTCGAAGATATCACGTAGTCCCTCCCTTGGACAAGTGACATGGCCCCAGTGATGGGGCCTTTTTTTTACCACTGATTAACCACCTTGAAGATCGACTTGCGATAGCGGTACTTTCCTTGCTGATCCCACTTCGCAAAGATGGTTGTGTCATCGTCCTTCCAACAACCTTCCTCGGTATAGTGGCCTTCAGTAAAGAAGTAGGCCCGAAGCATCTCAGGATCAGCCTCACAACGCTCATCGGTTAGGACGATCTGACCGCCTTCCCCGTTCTTGGTGTAAGCCTTGGTCCCGGCGAATGCTGGCATAGCTACCAGCGTGATTAGTAAAACGATTAACTTCTTCATGCTTTCTCCCTTTGCATAAACCACTCTGCAATCCGCACCAATTCGCCGTAACGATTCAGCACTTGCTTCATGGTTGTTTGGATCTCGTGACCTTCATGCCGCAACTCTGAGATACGAGCCGGGGTCTCAATAACCCCCAGCTCATCCCATGCGTTCAGTCTGTTCAACACCTTACCCTGCTTGAGGTACTGAAGTACCCGATCTTTCTGACTCATGCTTTCTCCCTATATGGCAAGTCAAGAAACGATTCGAAGTCCATATCGAACCGCTCTGCAAAATCCACTGTGCGACTAATGCTGGCATCCTTGCTCGTGCGCCATCTGTGGATCGTCATCTCAGTAACACCAAAGTCCTGCGCCAGTTGTTTATTACTGACGCGGAACTCTTTCTGCGCTGTTCTCAGCGACAGACCAATATCAAAATGGAATGTCGTCACTGAACTGCTCGGTTGCGGCTTGTGTGGTGACGGTGCTTCGGACTTGCTGAACGCCATCCGCATGAACTTTTGCCGGGTCTGGCTCCCATGTGTCGAGCTTGGCATAAATCTTATCTCCGCTTTTTGCTTTAAGAACTTGCAGGTTCACCCAATCACCCGACTGAGCATTCAAAAAGGGAACAAACTCCGACTTCTTGACTGATAGATTGCACACCACAAAGTCCGGTGCATTGTCTTTACGCTTGCAGATCAATCCATCTGCGAACACTGTTTCTTTACTCATGCTGTCTCTCCCAAGATTAGCTTACGTGCTTCGTTAAACTCATTTGATTTGAGATCACTACGCTCGGCAGTTGTGAAGATGCCGCCCTTACTAGGTGCAACCCACAATGCTTTCTTGTCGTCGTTACTGATCTCGCCCCATGCTTCTGCTACAGCCTCCCATGCCTTCAATGCGAGGTGTTCTTTAATGAAGTACACAGACGCATAGTTACGCTGTAGTGCTTCGTTGTGAGCCATGATCGGCCCGGTGTCTTGTTGCTGTTGGATAGCGTGTGCAACCTCATCGGCAGACGCATACTCAGTACCGCCAAAGCCTAGAGCTGATAGACAGCGACCAATAGCGGAGGTCTCTGCGTTCTCTAGCGCACTGGTTGCATTGATCTTGCTGGCGGCACGTACCTCTTCTGAGTAGCCAGTAGCCAAGAGACGGCCCTCGTTATCCAAGATGCTGGCCTTCATAATCACCAGCACATCATTGGCCTCGATCAGGTCGGTTGAGATTGTGTAATCGGGATGGGCCGCTCTAAACTCTGCGACCCGAAGTGCCACGGTCTTATATTCTTTACCGTGGATTTTTACGACACCATTCATGCTACTTCTCCTGCGACACTTGCCGCGTCCATCATTTGAATTAACTCATAACCACGGGCATAACCTGCTTCGTAGTCCTGATCTGGTATGTGGCGCTTTGCCCACTCATGGCCCATGCCATCCTCGAACCCGCACCTGTACGCTCGAACCTTGGGGTCCATGTACTCACGCAAGCCTTTGTTCAGCACTTCTTCGGTATCAAAAGTCACTGTCACGTACCCCCAGATCAAGTGCCGTCTCAGGCTTGATATCCATTTCGTCGGCGTGCTTTGCGGCTTCATCTTCGATAAGGCCACGGATCATTACCTCGGAATAGTTCCAAAGCATTGCGCGAGTAGTTTCAACAACTAGTTGAGGGTCAGCCGCGTCATTGAAGACAAGATCAATCCATTCAAGCTCAGCGCCTACTTGGTGTATTGCAGTTGGTGCCAGCTCTTGAGATATTTCCTCAACGTCGAGCATGATGTCCCGGCGAATGTCGGGGTCGGTTATGCGGTGGTAACTCTCCTCCCAATCGGGATGGTTAACCATGATTTCATAAAAATCAAAACGTGCCATTTGTCATCTCCCTTGGTTAGTTCCACATGGAACAGATAACACTTTACGTTATCTTTAGGGGAGGTGCAACATTATTTGTTATTTAAGAATAGGTCCACATAACGGGTGTAGTTTTGCGACCGTCGATATGTATGAAGCCCTTGGCAACGCCTATACCTCCGAAGCCAAGCTTGAGCGCCTCATGTACGATGTTCATGCGCTCAAAGCCATTAGACACAGCGATGTCAGCCGCGATCCCTTGGCAATGTGTGCCTGTACCGGGTTCAGCTTTACGCGCTTCAGCAGGGTGGGTTGCATCTCTCCAACCAGAGGTAATGCGGAACGGGAAGCCACATTTCTCACGCAAGAGGTCGAGCTTTTCTAGAAACTCAGGGTCCATGTTGTCCCCACCTATTCCGGTATGGGTGCAGTCAAACTCTCTGATATGAAAATATTTCACTTCTTTTTTTTCTTAGCTTTTGACAGTGCGATAGCGACAGCCTGCTTCTCTGGGTAGCCTTCACCACGTAACAGGCTTATGTTCTTGCCAATAGTCTTGCGGCTTTTACCTTTCTGTAATGGCATTACTTCCTCGCTACGTCTTTGGTTTTCTCGTAGGTACGCAGACCGCCAAGCCCTAACATACCCAAGAGTACAGGCATCATTTCGCTTAGGTCCAAGGGTGGAACGGTGATAGGGGATTCAGTGACAGTAAGTAGAAAATTGAAAATAGGAACAAACAGGTAGTTGGTCGCAAGACCAAGTGTGCACACCCAACCAACAGCCGGACGCCATCCCGAAACAAACATTGAATGGCTTGATGCCTCTTCCTTGTTAACAGCGATTTGAGCTTTGGCGATATCATGGGCTTGTCTCGTGGCTAGAGTAGAGATCTCGTTAGCCAATCGGTAACGCTCATCGGCATCCGGGATAGCCTTATCCAGTAACTTGGATATAGGCAGGATCAGCTTATCTAACATAGTACGTTGCAAGGCCGATCAGTGAGGATATGAGAATCCAAACAAAGCGCTCTGCGATCTTTACGCTCTGCGCGTTGTATCCGACGATGCCTTTCACGTTATCAAGGTCACCTTCGTACTCATCAAGACGGTATTCAAGTCGATCAATGCGAGCACTTCCCGCAGTCAACTTCTCATCGACGCGAGCAATCATGGTCATTGCTTCAGCGAGCTTATCCAGCTTGTTCTCGATTCGGTTGAGACGTACCGCTTGATCGTCCATGACTTACCTCTTAGCTGTCTTTGCCGCGTCTTTAAATGCTTGGGCAGTGGGCGCACCCTTAGTGCCGGGCTTACGCATACGCTCGCCAGAGCCAGACTTAATGCGCTCTCGCTTCTTCATGATGTTGTAGTACAAACCTTTCTTTGGCTTCTTCATGCTTTCCTCGCCTTGTTTCTCTTGGAGATAGCCGCCGCTTTCTTTCTGGCATCTGCCTTTGAGTCAGCACCCCATGCGTTCAATGATAACAGTAAACGTGTAGGCTCGCCGTCCCTGCGTTCTGGCCCCGGCATGTTACCCATGCGAGCAAGGAAACTGGCCCGTCTAGGGTTGTCACCATTCTTTACAGGACGCTTGAGATTCATCCCTTGGGCCTTGGCTGAACGTCTACCTGCTTCGTTTAAGCCGCCCTTGGGGTTCTTACCGGCCTTACGTTGCCATGCTGGTGTGCTCATGACGAGAGGTAGTCAATCCACTTACAACCAAGCCGGACCTTGCACGTACCTGATCCGAAGTCGCCAGTCTTAACGCCTACGCGATAGTTCTGACGCTCTGCCTCAAAGCCGTATGTTTCGATATCGGATGAGAAGTCATCAACGTCGGTCCAGTTAGTGCCATCAACACCTGACTGCTTCTGTACTGTGACGACAGTGCCGCCAGCAATACCAGAGACAGACAAGTTAAAGTAGCCCTGTACCTTGATCTCATCGCTGAATGTGTTCTGAGCTGTAATGCTCTTTGTTACTTCGCCTGACATGGTTTAGTCTCCAAATATTGCTGAACAAACAGCCTGTACGTTAGCGGGCTCAGACGAGTAATCATCGCCCGCACAAATAACATGACGATGATACGATTGCGAAATTAAGGTATCGCCGTCAAATGCGCGAGTAGTAGTGCGAACTTGCACAAAAGTGCCCTCTTCAGTCTCAATGACTTCAATTTTATCTACAGCCGCCTCTTTGCTTAATGACATCGTTTTTCCTTTACGTTGTATAGGTTAATGTAAGCCTTGTAATGTCTGTTGCTCCAGACGTAATATCGCCAATCGTTAGCCCTACTGTATTCGTATTGTCTCCGCTTGCTCTTATGATTCCTACAGAGCCACTAAGCGCTTCGGGTGTAAAAATGCTGTATCCAGTTGGAAAACTAAAATTACCCATCACACAACTTCCACTTCCTTCTGCTGCACTTTTAGCAAAAGGCAAATCAAAATAAAGGGTATTTCCTGATGTCATCCCCGTCGTATCTATATTGCCGATAGATGACTGCAACTCAATATGAACTATTCGGCCAATTTTTGTATATCTTGCGGTTTTTGTAGTAGGTGAAACATTGCCGCCTGACGTTGCATCACGTAGCGTGAAAGTGAATGTGCCTTCTTCATAGTCATCAAGCAAGTTGCCTGATTGCCCATCCTCAAAATAAATGCCGCCATCAATAGTGACATCGTTGAATGTGGGGTTGCGGCCAAAGATGCCGCCTAAATGTTTGATAGTCATATCAGCCTCAGTAATTGTTGAAGTCAGTTAGGTTCATGTCTGTGTGCCAACTACAGTCCCACCTGTTAATTCATTGCTTGGCTTGCTTGTGGCGATTTTTAATTTTCCTGCTGTATCTACATACAAGTGATACGTTGCACCATTACCGTCTCTTAATTGAAGTGTTGACGTAACCTGACCTGACGCAGTGTTTGCTGATTTATCTATACGGAAACTATCGCCAATTCCTGTGCCCAAGGTGTCAGCCGCTAGGCGAGAGAGTATTGTGTCTGGTGCGGTCGAGCCATCGCCCCAACGCATCTCACCTGTAACATATTGTCTAAAGCGATCTTTTGTGTCGTCTGTAACGAAACTGCGGTTAAAGTCTCCAGTCGCTAAACCTTCTGAGCTATACAGCGAAGCCCTTCTTCCACTGCTATCAGGCGCAATAATGTATGCTTTGCCAGCCACGCTAAAGCTGTCATTTTCATCAACCGCCAGTTTGTTTCTCAAACCTGCGTATGTGTAATCTATAGCATCAACATATAAACCTTGACTTACGCTAGAGATAAATATGCTTGCATCGTCAGTAACGCCGGGCTTGTTTATTACTGATAACGGATGCGTTAGGCCTTCAAAAACAAGTCCAAAATCATCACATCTTGCAAACTTAACGTATGAGCTTGGCCTTGCTGTGCCTGCCGTTTGTCTAGTGAAAGTGGTATTGGTAAATGCGTTACTGCGGCCTGTACGTTGCCATATTGCATACCCGCAAGTTGGGATGTTATCTCTGCTCATCTCTATTTTTAAATCATAGAAATTATTGCCATTTCTAACTTCGGATACTGCGCCGTTAAAATCTCCAAGGCCAGCATCATCAACAGCAGTCGCAGTTACTACTGCGCCAGTACCTCCACCTTCTACAGTAATCGTATGTCCTGTGGTATATCCAGTGCCGCCGTCCAAGCTGTACACGCCAATCACAGAGCCAGAAGCGTCAATTTCTGCATACGCTTGCGCCCCTGTGCCACTGCCACCACTAATGGTAACGGCTTGGAATGAAGAAACTGGATATCCAGAGCCGCCATTGGTTACTGTATAAGTAGGAAGATATCCATTAATTTCGCCACCTATTAAAACATTCACCACTTCATTGCGAGAGGCATCAAATCTATAAAAGCCTGTGTTTTGTGAAGCCTGCAACCAAACGCCGTACTTAGTGTTTCTCGTGCCTGCACAGTTATAAAACGCATTGTCGATAGATGTTAGTGAGGTGTCTGCTGGCCTAGCTGTTATATACCAGCCGACCTTTCCCGCATTGCCTTCGCATTTTATGAATACTGAATACTGAATCTCCTGTAAGGTCCAATTAATATCACAGCCTTGCACAATGACATTTTCATAATTAGACCAATTGACAATTTCAATAAATACGCCCTTAGTTGCAACATCATTGCCCAAGATAAGCATATTTTCGATGCCACTAAATGCGCCTGAGTAATATGACCCTGTCGACCCTTCTATATGAATCATGTCGATTGCGCTTGAGGTCTTTATGGTGCAGTTATTACCAATCAGCCTTATGCCTTCAGGAGCCGTAATCGTTGAAGATATTAGATATTCTGCGCCTGATTCAAAGTTGACACTAATCTGCGGTCTGTTTTTTGTTGATCCTGTGTGATTGACATACGTTTTTGTGGCATCAAATGCCGCATCAATAGCCGCTTGGATCGCAGTCGTATCATCCGTTACCCCGTCACCTACCGCGCCAAAGTCTTTTACATTGACAGCCGCGCCCTCAATCATACGAAAATGTGCTTTCGTTAATGCCATATCAGCCTCTCAGTTTTGCCATTACCATCTTAATGGCGACAGTAGTGGGGAGAATCGTATAGTTCCAAGGCCAGAATTCATGGCCCAGCTCTTCCATGTCTTCACGCTCGACCCATGCCTTAGTCCAGTTATCAATGTACATATCGCCGTAGCGTAGTACAGCATGACCGCCGCCCTTAGTCTCACAGCCACATATCTCAGCTTGGAAGGTAAACAGTAGCCACCAGAATCTAAGCCATGACTCTTTGCAGATAATGTAATACAGGACAGATAATGAAAAATCTTCGCAATCGCCACGATACTTTCCGTCGCTATCCTCAACAAGAACACGCCATTCATCCCGACCTTTGGGATCGAACTTGTAGCTGTATCGGTTGTTAAAGTCAGTTAGGGTCATGCAGACCTGCCAAAAATAATTACGCTTGCACGAGGATCGTTATATCCACCGCCAGAATAAGCACCGCCGCGCTTCCACATAACTCTGTGTGAATTTACTGTGCCGCCTTTGTTTTGTATCCAAAGCTCATCGGTTGTTGTCACACTAAAATTTCCTGACACTGGCCGATCTCCACCGCTTGCGAGTGCTGGTGTAGGATTAGTGAAGTTAAAAGTAAAATCGCCAGCGGCATTCTGCGTGATCGTAGATACGTTATAACTATCAATGATAGTTGTGGTACCAGCATTAAAGACACACCAAGCAACTATGCCAGCGTTTGATCCTACTGCTGGAGCATCATTGTAATTTAACAAGTCTCTAGTGATATCTGGACCAGCACCCGACGATCTATTGTCATCAATAGCGTTTGTCGCTGTTCTCTTTGCCAGCTTGCCTAAAGAAATATTCCCCGTATGGGTGGAATTTCTAATGATGACGCTGGTTACTCCGGGACCACCTGAGATCGTAGTGGCTTGAAAGTCGGCAACATCATACAAAGAGACGCCATTAGTGGCTTGCTCAAAATGAAGGCCAGAAGCATATAGCGTATCTTTTGCAACACGTATACATTCATTTAGTTTGTTTGTGGAGTCACCTGCAATTGTGCATTGATCTATCTCTAAGAAAAAATCTCCGGTTGAAGATATTTCTCGACAATCAATACCAATCAAGCCACCATCAGTGGAGCTAAATATCTCCACATCTTCAAACTTTAATGACGCCGCACCACCAAAACCGTCAGTTATCTTTACCGCCGTGTCTCGCCAGCCAGTAATCACAACTCTGCGTAGACCTGAGTTTTCTTGCCATGCTTGTGCATACACAGCCGCCGATCCAGAAATATTCAGATCATTAAAATCAATCTGCATATCAGTCAAAAACGCACCAAACATTGAAGTGGTCGGGGCTGGCTCATCATACGCTCGGAACATATAAAGATCGGTAAACGTCGATTTTGCTTGTACAAATGTCGAGCGATTCCCATTGCCGCGCAACGCAACCTTATCTCTCAATATGATTGTTGAAGAGATAATATAGTGACCGCTTGGCATGAATACTTCAGCGCCTACCGCCGACCCGATCGTTATATCTTTTGCATAATCCAATGCCGCCTGTATAGCCGCAGTGTCGTCAGTAACTCCATCCCCTACTGCTCCGAAGTCCTTGACGCTAACGCTCTCTCTTAGCTTGGTCTGTACTGTGGTCTGTACTGCGCCAGTGCCAGCGGGTGTATAGGTGACAGAGTTAGCATCGGTCGTGCCAATCGCTGTTACTTTGTAGCTAACAACCTCAATGCTTGCGTTAGTAGGCGGTGCCTCAGTAAATGTCAGCGTAGTTCCACTTACGCTATAAGTGCCTTCTTCCTGATATACGCCGTCAATGTAGATGACAACAGCGGCAGGGGAGCCGGGATCAGCCGCTAGAGTAAATACAGTCGTTGAGCCATTACCTGTGAACTGCTGTCGGTTAATGTTAGATGGTGTGTTTGCACTTGATAACGATTGAGTGCTTACCGCGCCAGTTGCATCAAAGGTTAGAAAGCTATTGGTACGAGTAGCCGCCTCGGGTAGCTCCATCGAGATAGAGTCAGAATCGGTAATAGGCTTGCGGATAGACTGAGAGAATGATCGCTGAGTCTGTTCACCCGCCAGCCAGAGATTATCGAAGTCGCTGTTAACCTCAGAGGCAAGGAAGTCACCAGAGTTTGTATAGTTCTGGGTTCGCGAGTAAGGCATGTCCCGATACAGGGTCAGAATGTCGCCAGCAGTCGCGCCAACGGCAAGGGTTACATTGCCACCACTATCATTGCCCACGTTCGACACAGTGTAATCTGTGCCCTCTGAGAGGGTAGTACCGTTCTTTAAGACGACAACATCGTCCTTGTTTACGATCTCGAATGTATACGCGAATACTGTTTGCCCAGAAGTCGCGGTATATTGGTTACGGCTTGTATTGTCTGCTACGGTCATATCAGCGTCCCAGTAGTTTCTCTACTCTTTGCTCTTGCGCGAGCGTGATCTGGTTAGTTAGTTGGTCATCCTCAGCCAACATCTGCGCTTGCGCCATGTCTCTGTATGCTGTGAATACCGATTTTATCATTAAAGCCTTACCACCTTCAGGCCCATCTGAAGCATTTTTGTATTCTCTTGCATTGAACATGGTGCGAAGCTGATCCTTCAAAGAAGTCTGCGCCTCAATACCACTATACAAAAGAACGTAACGATCATATTGCTGGGCATCTAATTCAATGCCTTGGATCTGTCTGCGCGGCATACCTACGGCCACCTGCTGGCGTACCATCTCATCTGCAATAGGGTCATCCTTTGCTGTAGACGTGTAGATAGGCGACATGATATCGGGGCCAATACCGCCTTCTAATACAATGGGTTCGCCAAAGATGTTACGACGTGGTGGCAAGTCGTCTGAGTATCCGGGGATACGTGACTTAACGCGATCTAAGAATCCATACGTTGCGCTCATCTCCGGGCTTAGAAAGCGCTCAATGTTCGCCACGCTTGCAGGAACAACCGACGCCGCCATGCGCTGTAAGTAAGATGTTAGCTTGTAGTTGCTGGACTCGGGATCAAGACTTGCAGAGAAGAAGGCATCAAAGAAGTCAGTAACACCTGACATATACGTCTTGCTTGCCATGTTCTGAGCAACGGACAGTGCCGCCGCCGTAGCAATCTGAGCCGCTTCAGCTTCGGTTGTCTGTCCAATAATCTCAGTCACGTCAGCCGATAAACCTAACAATGCGCCAACAGGGTCAAGGCGGTTGTATGCGTAATACTTGTCACCTACTTTGATCGAGTACGGTTGCCAGCCAGTAGCTCGCATGATGTTTCGCATTTTGGGATTGGTTGGCCCTGCTCCTGTGATAGATCCGCTCAATACAAGGTCAGCAGATACCGCCATAGCCATTGAGCCAGCGATGAGCTTGCCCATTGCTAGGTCGCGACGTGCACCACCTGCCGCGATCTCTTCTCTAAATGAGCCAGACAGCGGAGCCAGAGGTGTACGCTCAAACGCATACGACATGACATTCACGGGTGTACGGACAAACGGCATAACGACACGAGCGTATGGGATGTTATTCCGAACCTGCTCAACAGCCTTACCTGTCTTGCCTAGCTGGTTAGTAAAGGTCTGGTAGCGTGACGCATCAATAGCCGACTGTTTAATGTTCTCAGGCGGGTTCTCGATGATCTCAACAACACGCTTTGCCGCCGCTTCATCACGTAAGCCTTCGTTAAATGCCTGACGGTAAGCCTGTGCGTATAGCTCCATGCGGTAGCCGACAGACTTAAAGTATTCGTCACCAGCCGTTAGCAGACGACCGGGCACACGTATCGCTTCACCCATGAAGTCAGCAAAGCGACCAGCAGGGCCAGCAATGTTGAGGTTCTCAGAAGTCACTGCGCGGAACTTCTCAGCCTCTACTTTCTGCATTGGGTCGGTAGGTTCACCCGTCTTAAGTGCATTCCATGCCAATCGGAAGCCGTCACGCGCACCATCTACCAAGCCCTTGAGCTGTGCGGATGTTTCACCCGGTGGAATGTTGGGGCCGATAGCGCTTGCAATCTTACGCTCGCCAACAGTCAAGGCCGCGACTATCGTGTTCGATAGTATGTTGACCATGTGAGTCGTAGGTGACGACAGCAAGCCATTGATCCATATCTCGTAAAGCTGGTCTTTGGTAGTTGCCTTGTTCGCATCCTTAACAAAACGACCAATCTGAGCGGGATCATCCAACTCTGACAGCATAGCCGCCATGTCACGCGACACAGCTTCGCCGCCTGTAGTCTGAAGCGCCTCTTTAATCAGTCGCTCTTGCTCTCTTGAACTTGCCGCCACAACTCGGAATGACTGCAATGCACGACCAGCCTCAGCCGTCATACCTGATACTTGTGACTGAATGGCTCTGTGCTGTGACATAGCCCTGCGGAATAGAGCAAGGTCCATCTCACTGCCGTTCTTTGCCGCGCCAGCCAGCTTGACTAGGTTCTCACCAGAGGCCACTAAGACTTTACGAGCCGCTAGGATCTGTTCTGCGTTAAACGCCTCACCTTGCCGACGTGCCAATAGGTCATCGACAGTCATACCAAGATCATCGGCTAACTTTGGAAGGTCTTGGTTAGTAATCTTTTGACGACGCGCATCGTTAATGTTCGGTGCGTCTGCTCTAGCTACTTCATCAATGAGGGTTGATACGTCCTCGGTTGTGTTGAGGTTAGCTAGATTGATATTACGTGCGGCTTCTGGGTCTGCATCTGTAGCGCCCATCTTGAACTCAGGCACTCGGATAGTTGGCTGTACAGCTTCAGCCGCCTCATCAAACGGTATGTACTCTTGACCGGGCGGCATCTCACGAGGGGTCGGCATTCCGCCCTTCATGGTAGCCATGGCCTCTTCAATCATCTGCTCTACTGGCTTGCCTTCGGCCTCAGCCGCTTCTACAAGCGCCCTGCGGTTCTTCACAAGGCGTACACCTTGAATCAGGCCGTCTGCTACACCACCTAATGCAAGCCCTTCCACGGCGTTTTTAAAGCGTCCCTCGGCGTCTGTGTCTTCTGGACTAGCCGCAAGGTATTCCGTGACTGGGTTCTGTAAAGAGGGTACGTCTTGGATCAGGTTAGACAGTCGCTCTTCTTGCGGATCGAATACTGTAGCGTCAGCGATAGCACCTGCCGCCGCCGGAGCCGCAACGCCTGTGACACCAAGCGCCTTAACACCGCGCAATGCAGGGACAAAGCCCGTAAGGAACTGACTGATAGCACGTACACCTGCGCCCGTTACGGTGCGAGGATCGGCTTCAATCTCAATATATTCGGGTTCAGCACCGCTAATAGTGCCTAGCGGGATGATTGACTCCATTGTCCTAGCCGCTTCAGCAGTCGCATCAAGGAAGCCAGCTACAGCTTGACGTGGTGCTTCGATTGCTCCGCCAAAGATATCTCTGAATGCGGGTATCGTGACCTCACGAGCAAAGCGTTCAGCTCTTGCAGGTATGGCCTCGAAGGGTGTCATTGGCTCTTGCTGTGCCTGAGCCTTCATCATGGCCCGGTCGTATGGCGATAGGTCTGCGCCTTGTCGTGCATCAAGCACCTTGCCAGTAGCGTCGTCATTCTCAAACGTAGGCATACGCATTGGTGGGCGTGGCTCAGTAGTTAGAGCCATGGACTCAGCGGCTTCAGCCTCTTGGTTAGCCAGCATGAGGCCAGCCATTGGAAGTGCTATGCCGTATTGCTTAGATATCTCGATGATACGTGGATCAAAGACTACAAAGTTACTTGTACCGCCTTCAGTCTTACGCGAGAAGCCGTCGGCATACGTAATTCCTTTTATGCCAAGTTCTTTCGCTTTCTCTGTGGCTTGCTTTTGCGCCTCTCTACCTGTTGCTTGAGGTGCTAGTCGGTAATACGCAAACTCACCTTTAGTGTTCTCATCAACACCCTCAAGTTTTAGTAAGGCGTCTCGTATCTTTGGCGGTTGTTCTCTAACGGGCCTATCCCAGTTAATCAGCTCGTCCTGACCCGCTTTAATTTGAACCTCATACATTGCGCCTTCTGGTTGGACGAACTCCATTCGCGGCTGAATGTAGGTCTGAAAGAATCGTTTTTCTTCTGGGCCAAATGACATGACGACGTTTGACAAGTCACTTTCGGTACTTGCTTGGCTCATGTTGCTCAAGACGTTATCTAAAACTTCTTGGCTTCTAACCAAGTCATAAACGTCATTTATGTCTACGCCAGTTTCTTCTCGAACCGCATCGTTTAAGTCTGGGCTAAAGGCATCAAAGTCTCGTGTTGTTTCTTGGCCTTTAAATGTTGCATCAACCAAGCTATCTAGTGCGTCACTAATCTCTTTGCGCTTCCCAGCGGGGACAGCAGACAAATACGTTTCTTTGAATTCAATAACCGAATCGTCATCAACAAACTCTTCATATAAATCTGAAAAGCGATCTCGAATTGCGTCTGTATAAATAAGGTCAGCAGGCTTACCCTCTACTTCAATGCGAGGATTAGTTAGCGCCTCTTTGTATCCACGAGCAACATCTTCCGCCTCAGCAAAGTACAAACCATAGCCATACGCCTGAGCGCCTTCGCCTGTGCCAATCGCACCGAAGTCGAATTCCTCAAACTTGTATGGACTACCGTGATAAGCCTTGAAGCCTGACTTGGGAGTTTCTGGGCCAGCCTTAGCAACACCCTCTGCAACAGCAGTGATTACCTTGCTAACCATTATTGTCCTCTCTTAATATCAGCCATCATATTCTTGAAGTTCCTAATGCGGACTAAATACTGCTGTAACTTTTCCTCTTCCGCATTGTAGCCAGCCTTATTGTCTTTGTAAGTTGTATCAACTTGGTCGGCTAAACGCTCAAGCGCTTTGTTCACATCGTCTTCGCTAGTGAATTGAGGTGGAATGTCGTTGATATCTAGCAATTGCTCTGCGACAGCGGAAGGATCTTCACCAGCCAGTATCTTCTCATCAAATGCCAGCATTAAGTCAGCCGCTCGCTCTTTTGTACCTGCGCCAGTAAAGCGACCTGTAATCGGATCAACAATGCCCACGTTCGTACTGACATACTTGCGATAGCGTGTAGCCTTTGGCGTGTTCAAGATAGGCTCTTCGCCTAGTGTAGTCAGCAGTGATTGCGCCCTAGATCCGGTCAGCCGTGTGCCAGTGTTAGCAATAATCAAGTCACGTGCCGCTTCTGGGTTCTGATACATCTGCGTCTGGATGTCATAGATCAGATCGAAGTCATCAATACCTTGCCCGCGAGTGTTCATCACATTGGTCAGTGTAGTCAGTTGTGACTGCGTGAGATTGCCAGCCATAGCAGTGCGTGTAATGTCGCCTACGTCCGTCTCGCCGCCAATGATGCCAACGTACAGGCTAGTAAAGTTCTCGCCTTGACGGGCCTTCAGTGCGTCCTCAGCTTGCTTCTCTTGGATGTTGGTCAGTGATATGTACTCGTTCAAGTCAGCACGTAGAACATCTGCAAGATTTTCCTGCTGTTCAAGCGTGAAGTTACTAACAGGCGTCTCAGCTACCGCATTGATAAACTCAACCGCCGCATACGCGCCACGATTCTTGATAATAGCTTGCAGTCCACCTCGGGCTTTCTCGCCTTCAGTGGCTACAATAAGATTTTGCTTTGCAGTCTCAGCCGCCGCCTCAGTCATCGTTCCAGCTTCAACACGCGCATCAAAAGATGAAAACGCATTCATACGACCGATCATTGCCGACTCATCGTCACCGATACGTGCCGCCTTCAATGCGGCCTCGCTTGCTGTTTGACCAGAGCGAATGAGCGTGTCATCTGCGCTCTTGAGATTCTTGGCTGTTTGCGCTTGGTGTACCTGTGACCGAGCGCTAGAGATCATCTGATCCATTGACTGGTCAATCAGTGGCTTGAACTCATCGGCTATGTTCTGCGTGACGCCTGTTCGATACGCATTCACTGCGGAATCAAACGCATCAATGTCATCGGGGTTGTCAGTCAGCAGTCGGTTAATGTTCTCTCGCGCATCGTTATCAACGCCAGCAACGTATGCCTTTGACATAGCGTTGTTATATGCCTGATCGAATATAGAGATCTGTGACAAAAAGCCTTTTTGTGTCTCAATGATCTCGCCTTTCTCTGCCGCCTGTTGCCCAGCCGCAAGACCAGCCTCCAAGCCTCGGCGCTCTTGAATGCCGGAAGCAACATCATACGCAATACCGCCGACCTGTTCAGCCAAGCCAGAGAGAGCCTGCAAGCGTTTAGCCTGAGACGTATCTACACCTGTTGGTGTAAACCTGCCGTAGTAATCAATGCGCTTCTGAGCCATAACTGTTTATTCCGCCAATTGCGCCGCCTTTGCGCCGCCACTTAACAATGTACTTGCCGCACCAATGTATGCTGTGCCTTTTGCTGTTTGCGCTTGTCGCTGTAATGACGCCCTACGTAGACGCTCTGATAGGTCAATAGTCATCTCGCTAAGACCTACTTGCTTGGCGCTTTCCAATGCCAGACTAGCTGGCGTACCTTCCCCAGATATTCCTGCTGTAGAGAGTGCCGCGACATTAGCCGCTAATGCTCGGTTCAATTCCTGCCGACGCTGTAGCTCCTGACTCTGAGCCGCAAACTCTTCTTGTTTCGCTTGCTCTTTTAGCTGTATCTCTTGAGCTTTCCCCGCCTGCACCTGACCGTAAGCGGACGTTGCCGCAGACGTAGCAGTTAAGGCAATCGCCAATATAGTAAACGGGTCCATCTAGTTACCCTCAACTTCGTATTCAATCATCTGTATGTGCATGGGCGTAGGATCAGGACACGTAATCGTCGGTATGACCTCTCTACCCCAGCCGTTAATATCGTAAACGTCCTCTATTATGCCACTTACCGGCGTAATAGACTCAGGACTTAATGGTGACTCATCCCCAGCAGGGCCGAATGCCCGGATAGGCACAGGGATATTGTCGATATAGATGCCCGATGACTCGTAGACACGTACGTTCATACGTACGATTTTCTTCAAGCGCATCTGATTCTGGCCTGATCCGATGTTTGTATTCAGTGGCATGGGCTTGATAGTCGGTATGAATCGACGCCCGACCTCATATTCAAGGGTTGAATAGCCTGTGTCATAGGGAGCGGGTAGGGTAATCGAGCCACCTGATACCGTTTGATCTGCCAATACGAACCCGTCGTTTTCGTCACTATCATCACCGCGTGTGACAATTGAGACAGTCTCGCCTTCGAGGTGTTCTAACCCAGAAATAGTCCCACTCGTCGCAGTTTTACGGACACTGCTGTCCAGTAATCGGGTGAAGTCCCATTGCTCAATGGAAATATCGCCAGCACTCGGGCCAAGGTTACGACCTACAACCATGAATAGCTTCTCGCCCACGGTTGTCACGTTGGTCACTTCCGCATCGTCCATCGTCCAGCTAGTGAAGCCGTTGATATCCTGACTTCTTAGGGTGTTCAAGACGGTGGCAGTCCCGTCATCGTTAACAACGAATAGCCAGTTAGCGTCATCGCTTGCAGTACCCGCTAGAAGCGCCATGTCACGGGGCTGTTTAATCAAGTGACTAGCAAGAACAGAGCGGTCATCACTCGTGTATGCGTCCTCATTGAACGAGTACAGGAACGTCAACAGGGCTTTACCAAAGCGATCAATGAATATCGTCGAGCCATCTACGTCCTGCACTTCGACATTGCTCGCGCCGTGCGCTGTTTGTGGCGTGATCTGGATATTGCTCGGGGTTACCGGCTTACTCGTTACAGCAAACTCTGCACCAGAGGTAAACACCTGTAAGTTTCTGCCGGGATAAACGTCAACGATATCATTCAGTGTACGAGAAGATATGGTTGCAAAGATTGCATCGTCATCATCCGCTTCTTCAATGTCGAAGTTAAAGAAGTCAGAAGACTTAGAAAGGAATAATGATTGTGGCTTGGATGCTGTGCCGCCAATAACCAATCGGCCTTCATAAAAGCAAATGGTCTTGGGCCATCCACGGGTAGACGACCAAACATCCTCTTTACGTGGGGAGCCTGATTGCGTCTTGGTAAAGTCTATCTCGTGGTCAGCAGAGCCTTCGGTTACATACGCAGAGAATAGCTCGAAATCCTTGGCAGATTCACCAGATATGGTGATCGTATACTCTTGGGTTCCGGTTCTTTCTACCAGTACACCCGTCTCACCAAAGACCGGCATGTCTTGCAGGTTCTTCTGGATGTTGAAGACAGTCGCGGCTTGCTCATCGGCAGTTGAGTCACCCGCATAGCTAATAGACTTTGAGACTACGCTTTCAATATCTACTTCAAATCGGTCGCCACGCTTCCATTGTCCCGATCCGGTATGCCCCAGAGTCATCACCTGTATCTCGCTGGTAGGTGTTGGGCTTTGTGCATCGTCGTAATCGTACTGAGGGACGTTGGTGAATGGTATTTCATCAAGCGACCAATCAGTATCCGTACCTAGATTGACCAATCTAAGGGGTTGGAAGTTGCCAACGATCAGCATGACGTTCTCAACCGTCGCTACCCTAATGTTTTCAACATCAATAAACGAAAGAAAGCCAGCAGGGTAGGCATTCCAGATCGGTAGTATGTCGATCACACGCTGTACGGGGTCACCAGTTGTCGCGTCAGTGCGATAAATGCGGATGTTCTCAGGCGTAAACTCAACCAGATAGTTGCGATCAGCCTCAACCTCGAAGCTCTCTAGCTTGGTTCTGCTGTCTCGGTTGCCACCGCTGTAGTAATAGTTAACACCCGACGCACCAATGTTGCCCGCAAAGCTGTCACTGCCATCACGAATGATGCGCCAATCGGTAATCGCCGATGCAGGGTCAACAGGGAAACGGAAGTTCTGAGGGTTAGTGCCGATCAGTGGAATGGCTTGCTGGTCCACCCACGTTGTACCGCCATCGGTCGAATACTGAAACATCATGTCGCTAGTGGAACCGGCAGTCGTAAACATGTCGGTCACTTCGATAAATACAATATTGCCGAATGCTAGGCTTACATCGCAATCAACAAACACCCAATCGGTTGTAGTGCCGGGCGGGGTTGTCGTCTGTGTACTGGTGCTTCGGTCATTGTCATTGAGACTCGCGACAGTGCCGCCATTGGGCATAGTCCCGGTCCATGAATCAACCACTAATGTATTTACGCCCTGACCTACAAACGAAGTGCCCGGACGCCGACGCATTCCACCTTGAGGGACAATCACAACATTATCGGCAGTCTCTACCGCCTGATAATACTGGTTGATATCAATGCGGCCCTTCAGTAACGGGGATAGCTCGCCACTTACAAAGCTAGACTGAATGAATCGAGTCTTAGCCATTAGTACCTCACATTAGTGAATGGGTTGCTTCGTATCGGTTGCGTGGGATGTTGTTGAGAGTCCGTGAATCGCGCCATACGGGACGCATTCACATAAGCCGCCGCCATCTCACCTCGTGCCGCAGAGCTGTCTCTAATGCTCGCCGCGAAGTCCATAGCCAGTGCGTACTCGATCATCTTGGAAAAGTACACGGGCCACTCATCTTCAGTGACGTTTGCAATGTAATCAGCGTACAGGGCTTGCGATGAATTGCTGTAAACCTTATCGCCATAGACCTGATAGTTAGAATCAGGGGAAACAGTGATTAGGAATAGTAAATCAGTGGGTAGCTGGTAGATGCTCTTCCACTCATTGGGATCAGTCGGGGTATCTGTCAGCAGAGATATCTGCGCCTTACGACGTGCAAAGCCCCAACGATGCTTTGTTAGCTCGTTCTGGACGATGTTGTCGTAGAGATTGTTTGCGACAGTCTCGCGCCGTGATCCACCAGTAAGTGAATTAATCGGAGTGTCACCAATTAGAATAAGTGCATTGCTAATTAAGTCGATCTTGCTCGCCATAATCCACCCGGAAATAGAATGGCCCCCGAAGGGGCCGGATAAGACTTATGCAGTCTTGTCGTACTGGACCTTAACCAAACCACCTTCGTCACGTACAACAGAGCCAGCCTTCAGCATACCGTTGGTAAGCCAAGAGGTCTTCTCAGGGACGTAGTTGATTTCAGTCTTCATGTCGATACCGACAGCAAGGCCAACCGCTGGACGCTGGAAGAACCAAGAGTCTACGATGTTAGCCGCTTCTGTCAGACCGCCTTCGGCACGAGTCTCAAGAATGATGAACTGGAAGCCAACGAGAGTGTTGATCTCACCAGATACAAGAGCCTTGATAGCCTGATAGTCGCCAGAAGTTGCCTTCTCATCGTTCAACAGACCGCCCAAACCACCAGCTTCGATAACAGCGAAAAGCTCAGTGTTAGGAACGCCCTGATCACGCAACTCAACCTGCGCTGAGTTTACCTTAGCGATAGTCAAGTTAGTGCCACCAGCCGCTACTGGAGTAGTCAGTGGAGTAGAAGCGTCCATTGCATCAATAACGAGCTGATCACAACGACGACCCAAAGCGCCAGCGATTGTAGTCGCCAACTCTTGCTTCTCGTCAAAGTTTACGTCTTGTGCGTCAAAGATGTCAGTGAACTCAGGCGCGTTCCAGTTTGCGAGAGTCGCAGTCTTGAACTCGTGTCCTACGTTCATTGGAGTTACGTCAACAGAGCTAGCCTTCTGGTTAGCAAGACCTTTGCCCATGCGACGGAATTTGTAGGTATCACCTACGACGTTGTTTCGGAGTGTGACAGCGTTCTTGAGCAAGCCAGCGTTCGCATAAGCGTGCTTCACCATGCTGTCAAATTCAGTTACCGCTACTGCGGAGAGATTAATTGACATGATTCAGTCTCCTCTATGTCAAATGTATAAAAAATGATTAAGAGGTTTTGGACTGAGTACCCGGCAGTCGGTCAGTCTTTCAACCTAAAAACTACCGGGCCTTGTGAAAGGGGTATCCGATCTCTCTATGATACCACAAGAAATGTGTTAGCCAACAATGCGTTCGTATGGCTTATCACCGCCGAACTCTTTCATCATGCGCTGTATCTTACGCTCATGGTTCGGATCGACTGCACGGAGCATCTGACCGCTCTCATGCTTCTTGAACATCTCAGCCTCAATGTCATCCCATGTAATGCCACCGGGTTGAATGTAACCATCAATCGGCAACTTAGCAGGGGCAGTTGACTTGATCAGCGCCTCGATCAGTTGGACAGACTCAGCACTGTTTACAGCGTAACGAAGCTCTTCGTATGTGTCCGAATCGAGATTGTTCTTCATGTACTGTTCGACAACCTTGATACGCTCAACAGCGTTATCACCTAGCTTTGCCATCTCAGTCTCAAGTGAAACCTCTTCAATGGCTTGCTCTTGTGCTGTCAGTAGCTCCCACGCCTCATTCATAGCGGCCTGAGACATGTTTTGCTTGGTGCCAAACTCAACCAGCTCGCCCCACAACGCGTCATCCGCCTCTACACCTTCATAAGGCTGGTAACCGTCTTTAGGTGCGCCAGTGAATCCGCCGAACTTCTTTTCTAGCTCGGTGTACGCCTTGGCTTGCTCTGCTACTGACTTGTACTTGTCGGCTTTGTACCACTCGGGTTGATCGCCTACGCCCTTGATTCCCTCACTCAGAAAGAATTCGCCTTCACCTAATGTAGGTTCAGCGGCATCTACTAATGATGTCAGGGTGTCGTTACTTTCTACGGCCTGTTCGTCCATGATTATCTCCAAGGATAGTTAATGATCGCCCTCTTGGGGCTTATGGGTTGGTGTTTCAGTAGGATAACTTCCAGCCTCCGCTTGCCATTGATCAGGGCTAAGTCGTTAACGTCGATCCAATCAACGTGTTGCCCGTCCTTATAGCACCGGAATGCACGGAATTTGTGGATATACTCGAACTTCTCAAAGCCATACCGCTCATGCAATGGGGTCAGCCACTCAAGCTCGCAGTTAATGGTAGCTAGGTGATCAAGATTCCCGCCCGCTACCTCATACTTGGGCTTTGCTTTGCGCGTTCGCTTCTTGGGTTCCTCGCTCATTGTCTCTCCGCTTGCTGTATGTAGTGGATGATCATGCGAATTACACCCGCCTCGCCATTGTGATACGCCGCTTCATACGCGACGTTCTGGCTGGATAAGGATGTTGCATTGTCGAATAGAAAGCGACGTGTCAGATCCTCTAAAACCTTCTGCCCGTCTTCAGTATTGAAGCACCGGGCATAGGCTTTGGTCATTTGGGAGATCTGTTCTTGTGCTTTGGCTTTCTGTTTCTTGGCGTCCGGGCTTGCGCCCTCAATTGTTTCCCAAGTCATTCAGCTTCCATTGGTGGTTGTTGTTGTTGCATTTGAGCCTGCGCGCCAGCTTGGATGATCTGCTGTTTCTCGATCTCAGATCGCACTAACTCTGCTGGCATCCCCGTCTTCTGTGCCGCCCATGTACCGAAGTCCTCGGTCTTATAGGCCATAAGAACTTGCTCAGGGCCAGACGTACCCAATACGAACTGCACGGCTTGCTGGACGGCTAGTAGATCCTCGCCATCCTGCGCCCGTGCTAGTGGAGAGGTGAACTTGATCTGCACATCACGCCCATCTAGCTCGATAGGGACGATCAATCCGCGTCGAGTCAGTATTGCGACGACACGCTTGAGTATTGGTACGAGTATCTCGGTCTGAAGTCGCCCAAAGGCCGACCCGATCCGTTTTGCAAGCTCTCGGGATTCAATAGCAACCTCAGTGGCGCTACGAACAGGACCAGCAGGATCACGCAAGTCGTTGAACAGTGCCAACTTGATAGCGTT